CGATCACCGTTGGCGCCCTAATGCTGCTTCACTGGTGGTGATGGTGTGGCAAAGACAGCGTTTCGACTTAAGCGCAAACAAAAGGTTTATGCCGCCAATGCCACAGCCCTCGGTACGAACATACGAATCAAATTTCAAGAGCGCAAATTTGCTAGAGCGGATAATAAGCGATTAGCGACTACAACAGATAACAGCCAGGACGGCACCACTAACAGCGCCAAAAAGCTCTGTCGATTGCCACAATCTACATTGTAATCAGTGGCATAATCAATAAGCGAATCTGTCCCGCCCCGACCACATTATCCGTTGTTGATCGACAATCAACATAAGTAAAATATGGCCGAAATAAATCTGTATGCCTAAATTGATCGACAACTACAGACAAAATACAGCGCCAATGGTGCTAAACAGCGCCATACAGCGCCACTAATTCACGACGATTCGTGGCCCTACGATCCTTCAAAAACATCTTCAAGGTAATCTGGGGAAAGATGCTGATAGTTTTCAATCACTGTCTTTTCCTTGTCACCTAAAAACATTGCAACCTTTTTTAAAGGTACACCGCGTAGCACTGCTTGGGTTGCCCAGGTGTGCCGAAAGACATGCGGGTGCAGACCTTCGATACCAAGATCACTAGCTAATTTCTTTAACGGCGACCACACTCCGTTGCTGTGATCGATAACGAAATCGTTTATACGTTCCTCAAACGCACGTTCCAGCACTGGACGCAACACGGGCGAAATAGGCACTGTTGGGCGTTTCTTTTGAGTTTGAAGGCGTCCCTCTTGATTAAAGTATATTTGGTTCAAATCAAACTTAACCTGGTCCCACTTTAATTCGCAGATCGCAGTCTTGCGCTGCGCAGTTTCCAGCGCAAGCATCACAAAGCGACCAATGCGTGACATGCGATTCGATCCTCTCATAGCTAAATTTGGACACGTTTCACGCAGCAACTGTATCTCGTCTTTACTTAGCACTCGATTTCGGGGTGGGGATGCGTGGGGCAATTCGATGTAAGGTATCATTGTTTGCGGCAGTCTTTGTTCTTTAGGCTCTACGCGCTCGACCATAAAGCGCAGCGCAGCCCGTAACCGCTGCAACTCTGCCCTCACGGTGCTGTTTGATGCTTTAGATGTGCCAATCTTGGCGTTCTGGCGTAGATGACAGTATGTCCGAGAATGCTCACGCTCAATTTCTGATACGTGCATTCTACCGAAATATTTGTTTAGGTTCTTACAAATTGACGGGTATCTGCTTTCCGATAGCATCCGTCCAGTGATCCATTGCTGCATCCACAGTTCTAATACATCTTCTACACGCGGATTGTCTTGCACTTCGATGTGCAGCCGTCGCTCTTTCAGCCAGCCCTGAAACCGTACTTCCGCTGTCTGTAAATCTTTTGTCCGTAAGCTATCTCGCTTGCTTCTTCCGTTTTTTGGGTAACTGACGTACCAGTGTTCATTTCTTTTTTGTAACCTTGGTGGCTTTGACATCGTGATACCTCTATAAATTTCTCAACCGCTGCCTGGGGGATGCGAACAGCGGTGTTTGTCAGTCGAATGGTGGGGAGAAATCCGTTCTTTCTGTACCTGGTGATCGTCTTGATCGACACTGACAGCAAACGTGCAGCCTCCTTTTGAGTTAGAAGCTGCACATCGTTAACCTTTTAGGATTTTCATAACTTCTAAAGCCTTGGCTGCGGGAACCTTCATGTTCACGCGCAGCCAGAAATTTTCGGCATCGCTCTCGATAGACTTGATTTCAAGCGTTGGCTGCTCGTTAGCGTTTGCTTGCGCGTCATAGTTAGGAAACAGCACGTCAACCTCAACATCTAGTGCGTCGGCCAATTTGGTAAGGTTCTTTGGCGAAGGCACTGAACGGCCTCGGACGTACTGGCTGATCGAATCTCGACCCATCCCAGACGCGCGCGATAGATCGCTTTGTGACATGCGCTTTTGCATCATGAAATTGTACAGTCTTTTGCCAAATTCCTGTCTAGTGAGAATTTTTTGGCTGTAATCTATGCTGTTGTCTGGGCTATTACCGCCCCTAGTCATTATCGATTTTGTCATGTTACTCCCCAAGCAATCGACACCTTTTGACTGACAATGTGCATATATCTGCCAAATTGGCAATGTAATTTTTTTAATAATTTATATTGACCCGCCACATGGGCTGTGCTTTTAATCGACAAATAAGAATTTCTAACTACAAGTGGCACGTTATGAAGACAAACATATCTATCAATGCGAGACTTCTTGTCCGTGATTTCGGTGGGCTTACCGCAGCAACACGCGGTCTTAACGAAGTAGGACATCAAATCACTAAAAACGCAGTCGACAAGTGGCGCAGGCGTGAAAGCCTGCCGTCGGAGTCGATGTTGGCGTTTGCCGTATTGGCAAAACAAAAGAACCAGCGATTCGAATTGCTGGATTACGTTATCAAAAAAGGAGAGTAAAATGACGTTTATTGAAAATTGCATAGGCAAAATGCCAAGCGCAGCGGGGATAGATTTAAAAACTTGCGGCGGAAGTGTGCCGGGCGTCTTTAGGTTGGGCTGGTGGCCCACTTCAAGCTGGGCTTTTTCGACACGCGGCCCAACACAGCGTGGTCAAAGCAAATGGATGACAATGTAATAAAATTAGTCGAAAACCAATTTGACGTCGTGTATGACTTAGCTGAGTTTGAGCAAGAGCTGAAAGAACTAGAGGTTTTTAGCCCAGCAAAAACTCACATACAATCCTTGGTAGCTAAAATCGCAACAAGCGAAAATCTTGACCTCGAGGTGCGTCTGGACGCTGCGCGCATTTTGTGCGAAACCTCAGACATATTTCCATTTTTTTTCGAAATGGAAGGCGGTCACGAAATCCTTCAACAGATCATAAAGGAAAAGATGCGTGATCGTATACGGCATTGATCCTGGCTTGTCTGGCGCAATAGCGCGCTTCGATCTGACGGAAGGCTTTCTTGAAATTCACGACATGCCAATCATGGAAGTGAATAAAAAGAAATCTGTATCTCCGCAGCTCGTTGCCGATATATTGCGCCAGCAACACGCTCCAGTTTACATTGAAAAGGTGGGCGCTATGCCTGGCCAGGGTGTCTCTTCGATGTTCAGCTTCGGCCGCTCCTACGGTGTATTGCTGGGCTGTGCTGCTGGATTGCAAATGCCGACCACTGTTATAACGCCTGTCGAATGGCAGCGCGCGCTCAAATGCCAAAAAGGCAAAGACGGCAACAGGCAACGAGCCTGTGAACTATTCCCCGCATACAGCCAGCTGTTCGCCCGAAAAAAGGACGACGGCAGAGCGGATGCTGCTTTACTTGCCTATTATGGCGCTTTGTTTGTCGAGAGTGTTGATTATGACGGATGACATAAACGGATTTATAACGCATGGGATCAAGCGGATCAGCGTATCAAACGTGAACAAATTCAGAGAAGCCCCTGATGCGTGGGCTTGTCAATACTTGGGCGGTCATCGCTTTCCGACTGGCTGGGCTGCGGTCCAAGGCCAAGCCGTTGAAAGCGGTGTTGAGCTTGGGCTGTTTGGCGGTGGCGGCATCGATGACTGCGTGAAGGAAAGCATCGATCAACTTAAAAGCGCTTCGATGATGCTGAACAACAGACCGGAGGAACTGGAGAAGCGCATTCCGATTGTCACGCGCATGACTGAAACCGCACTCGAAAACCTTATGCCGCTCGGCGCGCCAGAGAAGCCGTCAGAAGGCAAACGGCAGCACACCGTTGGTATCGATGTGAGATTTCGAGAGGGTCCAGGCGGCACTGTACCTTTGTTGGGTTATCTCGACTTTTACTATCCACAGCACAACCTCGTTGTTGACCTCAAAACGACGTCAAAATCTCCGTCAAAGTGGGCACTGGGCCACGGCATACAGGCTGCCGTCTATCAAAAAGCCATCGAAAGTATGACCGGCAAGAAGCCTGCCGTCAAATTCGCATACGCGCTGACGCGAAAGAAAGACCCCTACGTTGAGCTGGAGCTGACCGACGAAGATGCGGCCGACTTTCTTAAGCAATTCAAACAAACGGTAATCCAAATGGAGGCTCTACTTAGCATGACGGACGACAGCCAAAAGATCATTAGTGTGCTGCCGCATAATCCCGACACCTTTTATTGGAACAATGCCGAAGAAATCCGCAAGACATTCTACGGCTCCTGATGCGTATTGGTTCACCGTCCAGAATGACACAGAGCCAACGGTCTTAGAGGTGCTGTGGCTGCGGGTCATAGAACAAGCGTGGCGAGACTGCCACGACATAGACAACAACGATGTCTACAAGGCGCGCGATGCTCAAGAAGCGCTTTGGTGGGTCATCGAAAACGACAATGACTTTGACGCTGTGTGCAACCTCGCTGGCGTCAATCCAGACCAATTTCGTGCAGTCACGCTTAAATCTGTGACTGAACGATATGACCGGGCTTTCCTGGCCCAAGTGTTCGCCCATCACTTTAATTTTGGGCGCTAAACAGCGGAATGCGAAGGAAACTAAATGGCTTTAAACTTTATAAACGATAACAAGGGAGGTGCATTCGTGCGCTTCAGTATTGAGGAAAACGAGTGGCTGCGCTCAAGCGAAGGTGGCGATCTCAAAGAATTTGATCCGTCAAGCGGCGTCATCATTGACATCGCAAATATACAGCTAGGCTGGCTTAAATTAGCTGGTGGACGTGATTGGGTTGAATGGCCGAACAACGACTCTGCGCAATCTACGAGGCCAAGCAGCGATCACAAACAAGGCTTTAAGGTCACGATGTTTAGCAAAAAGTTATTTGACGACGAGCCTGTGCGTGAGCTTTGCACATCTCAAGTTGGAATGAATGTCTTTATTAAGCAAGTCTACGAGAAATGCGAAGCCGCGCCTGAGTTTAAAGAAGGCAAAGTACCAGCCATTGCAATCGCCAAGGCTAAGGAAAAATTGAAAATGGGCCAGGGTGGAACCCGCGTTCCGCCGTTTGAAATCAAAGCATGGATGGACAGACCCTCCGAGTTAGCTGGCGGTTCGCCTGTGGCCGCAGCTCCAGCTCCTGATATTTCGACCTCTTCCGCATCAGGAGCCGACGACGACGTTTCTTTCGAAATCTAGTCGTCACAACTTGGGGGGCGGTTCGCTGTCCCCCTTTTTTACTAACTTGGGGTCAATCATGGCAGATAAATTGAGATGGGCGAAATTCTGGGCCGACAAAGGTCTCAGTGTTGTACCAGTCCACTATGTAAAAGAAGACGGATCATGCAGCTGCGCAGCTGGAGCGGGTTGCGACAGTCCAGGCAAACACCCAGCGCCCTCACGCTGGAAGCGGTATCAAGAAAAACGTGCCGACGACGACCAGCTAGAAATGTGGTTCGAGGGTCGATTCAAAGATTACAACCTTGGTGTCGTCACTGGCTCCATCAGCGGCAACGTATTCGCCGTCGATGTTGACGTCAGCGAAGGCAAAGTAGGGCAAGAAACGCTCGATGATCTATCGATGGCAAATGACGACATCCCAGAAACCTTTGAGCAGCGCACCGGATCAGGTGGAAAGCATATCTTTCTGCGCGCACCAGAAGGCACGTCAATAATAACAGGCAAGAACGTCCTGGGCGATGGCATAGACACGCGAGGCGAGGGCGGGTTCGTCGTTGTCGCACCATCTAATCACAAATCAGGTGGTAAATACCGCATCGAAGACTGGGCGCTGAACAACGAAATCGCTGATAGCCCTGATTGGGTGACGCAAATCAGCAAGACAGACGCAGCGCGCTACGACGACACCAGCATCCAAGACAAGAAAACGGATATGTTTGGCGACCTCACGGATGGCCGCGAAGGCTACATGGTCGAACTGATCTTGGGAACCATACGAACATGGTGGGTAACAAAAGGTGTGCTGCCGACAGTCGAAGAGCTGGTTGACGACGCATGGCCCACGTTTGAGCTAAAAGCGAAAGCCCGTGGCTCGTCACTAGCAGACGATGGCCGTGGCAAAGACCTGTTCCAACGAAAGGCGTGGTATCAGCTCAAACGCGCAAACAACAACGAACTCCGCATCCTGCAAAACGTCGAGCCAGGATCGGAAGCGAATACTGGAGTGCAGTCCTATACTGCCGCCGGTATGTCCGAGAGCCCTTCGTCAGTGACCCCAAGCGCGGACGAGGGCTTTCGGATTCAAGATTGGGGCATGAACCGATACAACGGGGAACCGCCGGAAATGGAATGGCTGATCGATGGCGTCCTCCCACGCCGCGTGCCTGGCCTTATTTCTGCGATTGGCGGTTTGGGTAAGTCGTTCATGCTCTTAGACCTTGCCATGAAGGTCGCGGGTGGCGATCAAGGTATGCACCGCGAAGACGCCCTTGGAGGGGATGTCGTTCACAATGGCAAGGTCGTATTTTTCGGGGCAGAAGACAGCGCCAATAGTATGCACAGACGCATATCGAGCATTGGAGGTCCGAACCTCAGAGATCGAGCAGCCGGAAACCTGTTCGTCGTGCCGATGCCAGACGCAGGGGGGCCAACGCCGCTCATTGTCAACGCAATGGGCCAATACAGCGTGACACCCGCATTCGTAGAAATACGCAGGCAGTTGCTTGAGATTGGAGACATCGCGCTAATCATCATCGATCCGCTCCAAGCATTCGCAGCTGCCGACATCAACACCGACCCAGCAGCAGCGCAATACTGGTGGTCGCTGATGTCCCATCTGTGCGTCGAAACAGGCGCAAACATCCTAATCGCTCATCATATGCGCAAAGATGGCGCGTTTAACATCACGAAAGCCAGCCAAGCCAGAGAAGCGATCAGAGGCACAACGGCGCTCGTCGATGGCGCAAGGTGGGCATACAGCCTCTGGGCAATGAATGAAGCTGACGAACTGGTTCTAGCGCAAAAGTTAGACATCGAGGCGGGTGTCGGTCAATGCGCCCAGGGTGCAGTCGTCAAGACAAACGACCAATGCGACATGCACATCCGCAGCTTTATCAGAGGCGAAACCGGACTGCTGATCGACCGCACAATGGAGATTAGTGGCATCCTAGACGCATCGACGAAGCTCGACAGAGGCCAGACGCAAGCCGTTTTCGACGAAATCTATCGTCGCTGGAACACGTCGGAGCCGTTTTCAATGGCCGTCAACACGCAGCGCAGCCTCCAGAGCTTCCTGCACTCCGACTATGGAATGCCGAAACGCGCAGCCAAGTCATACATCAAAGCGTGGAGCGACCAAGGATTCATCGAAAGCACGGTCCACGACAGCAAAACAAAGACGAAGGGCATTAAAGTAATAAAGACGCCCGACCAGCAACAATGGAGGGCATACCAATGAGAGTAGCAAACGACTTTTACCCAACCCCCTATTCGATAGCCGAACTACTTATCAAGGACGTCGAAAGCATGGGCACGAACATCTGGGAGCCATGCGCAGGCGATGGCAGGTTAGTGAACATGATGCGCGAAAAGGGCATGACAGTTTACAGCGGTGACATATGCTTTGGTCAAAACTTTTTCGAATACAAAGAGGCCAAAGCCCCGGTGCTGGTAACAAACCCACCGTTTAAAGACATCAGAAAATTCATAGATCACGCATTTAAGATCGGCATAGAGCAAATGGCGCTGATCGTTCCAGAACGCATATGGGCCAGCAAGGTAGGCATGGAGCAGTTTAATCGGCATCGCCCGTCAAAGTTTATCAATATGTCGTGGCGAGAAGACTACCTCGGAAAGGGTGGGGCGCCAGACCGTGCGCTTGCCGCGTCTTTCTGGACCTCGCCATGCGCTAATCAAACAACCTTTGACGTGTGGAGCAAACCATGACCGACTTCGAAAAACTCATGGTCGAAGCAATCAAGCGCCAAGCCGAAATCATGGTTATGGACCTCAAACGTAAACCGCAACGCCTCACGCAAGTCCAAAGAGCGGAAAACATCGCCGCAATCGCAGAGAAGCTGATCCGTGACTAAGTGGATAGATTGCCCGACATGCGACGGCGAAGGCGAATACCTCGTAGACGCGCCAATGCGCCAGAGCTTCACCCGTGACATCGGAGAATACGAAACGGAATGGCAAACCTGTGAAGACTGCAGCGGTGAAAAACAGATCGAAGAAGAGGAAGACGAATGAACGAGATTTGTAGAACGTGCGGCATAAAGAACGAAAACCCAGAATACAAAAACTGCGAAACTTGCCGGAAATATTGGAGGGAGCAGCAGCGGAAAGTCGATGGAAACGCCGCGAAAGTGGACCGGATGCAGTCGAAAATCGCAACGCAAAGAAACGAAATTGCAATGCTAACGCGCAAGCTAGAAGCAGCTACAAAAGAGAAATTGCAGCTCCTAAACGACATCAAATGGATGCGGGGAGAACCACCCGAAAATCGTTACTTCCGCCAAAAATCTCGCACTTCCGCCAGCGGAAGTAACGCAAGGGAACCCTCGAAATTGGCGGAAGTGAAGGGGGGGAACCCTCGAAATTGGCGGAAGTAAGAAATGAGACAGCTTCAAAATATAGGAAAAGTGGCGGAAGTGGGCGGAAGTGGGGCGGAAGTAAACCCCCGTACCCCCTATACATTACTTCCGCTCGCACGGAATTGTAATGAAAGGAAGGAGGTACGACGTGCCAGCAAAAACAAGATATAGCGAACCAAAGAAGAGACGAAAAAAAGTTGTAGCGGATGAAAGCTGGAAAGCCCCAGCGATGTTCTCGGATAAACGATCTGACATTTGTTACGCAGCTGTTCGATCCGTTGACAAGGTGGCCCGTGATCTGGAAATGAAATGGGGGATCGGAAAACTGGAAGAACTAGCACCGCCTAAACTTGCCGTCGCATTCGAACAAGCAAGACAAAACTTCTCTGATGCTGCGCTAGGCGATGACCACAATTACCTCGTCCAAAAAGCCGACAACCTGATCCAAGGATGGAAAGCCGTCGAAGCATACGCGATCAAAAATGGAAACACCCCCGGTGATGCCGACGTATGGTACGCAATCGCTCCACCCGATGCCGGTGGCGACAAATTCGCAATCGTAAAACATGAAGCCGACACCGCAGCCGTCGATCGTAAAGAATACCCAAAAGTCTACAGCCTCGATGAAATAGCCAGGATCATTAAAGCCGTTGAAACAGACATGATTGCCAAAACCAAAGAAATATTCCCCGACGCCAAAATTACAAAGATCACACCAACCAAAGGAAAGGTTAAACTTGATGACGAAATCCCCTTCTGACGAAATGGAAGCTACAACCTCACCGCGTCAACAGATGCTCCGTGAAGCCGAACAGCTGGTAGCAAATGGACGCAACAAGGAATACGGAGACCCAACAACCAACATGACGCGAACAGCTGAAATGATGGCGGCATATCTGGGACATCGAACAGGCAGAGAGCTAGAGGCGCACGACGTTGCTGCATTCGGTATCATCCTTAAACTTGGCAGACTGGCACACGATCCAACAAAACTCGACTCTTGGACCGACGTGGCCGGTTATGCCGCCATTGGGTATGAGACAATAAAAAAGGCCAGCACGAATGCCAGCCTCTTCGATGCCCTCGTTGATGCGGTTAACTCTACTCCTCTGCCAGAAACACCTCGTCCCCAATCTCCTCCGGAAGCTCAACAGTGACGACGCGGTAACGGCACTTCTTACAGCGCCGCACTCGCCGGACAGTCCAAAAGCCATATTTTGAATGGTGGCGGCTTTCTTCCGTCCCGGTTCTCGTCTTACATTCTGGGCAAAGGATTATTGACATCAGTGGCCCCTATCGGTTGGGGGCGATCAATACGCCGCCTTTTACTTCAATTTGTATATAGTCATAAGATAAGGCTTCGGCGTGTTTGTCGTAATCAAAATACTGTTTAATCCATTCGCCACCGCCGAAGTCGTGGCAAGCCATCATTTGGTCGGCAAACCAGTCTGCATAGGCTTGGAAATTGTCATGAATGCCGCAATTCTCGTCAAGCACATGCTGCGCTGTGCCGCAGTCGTAAGGAAATTCATCAACGACAGCTGACACAATATCCGCGTCAAAGTCAGAATCCTCGACCATCTCAACGAAATCACAAATAGATTGCAGGCTCGGATACTCGCCCAAATCAGGGAAGCCGTCATAATCGTGAATTGCGTGCTCTTCTGCGCCTTCCGCCGGGCTGGTATCGATCACCTTGGCAACCTCCGCTGACAGTTCTTCAACGTCGCTGGTCGGCTCGATCCAGCTGCCGTGCAAAATCCCCTGATTGTATGAGGCAAGACATGCGATATAAATTTGCATTGTGTGTTCCTTTCGTTTGCGCCTGATGTGTAACAACATCTAGGAACGCCCCTCAGTGGGGCGCTCTCCGCTGTTGTCAGCCGCCAAAAGCCAAAAGAGTGACCAGCATGACGCAAAGCGCCAATATGCCCACCAAATCGCCCAAAAGCTCCGCTGGGTTGCGTGTGTAATATTCGATGGCTTCCTTGATCTGTTCCATTGTGCTCATGTCCTCATGCTCCGGCATTGTATGCCGTATCTGTCAACAATGTTTCGATGTTTGCCTTGATCTGCTCAACGGTCTCGTCTGGCACAGCTGACGCAAAGCGCCCGACTTGCTCCATTGCCTCGGCAAAACGATCACTGTTCGGCGCAGTGATTGCCAGAATTAAAGCATTGTGCAAACCGTCTGACGGTGTGCGTAGTGGTTCGATCAAATGGTCTAGCATGACTGCTCCTGTTTCTTTTCTTCGATTAGGTCTTCCAGATCGGTCTGGCGCTCCCCAGGTTGGGAAGCGCTGCCGTTGTCAAATATGTCCAGCTGTTTCGCTGGGCGGGGTTGTTCGGCTAATCCAAGGGGCATCATGCGTCCCCCTTGTTCAGTTCCTGGCCAGCTGCAATCAACTGTGCAGTCGTGCCACCTGTGTTGATGATCTTTAGATCGGCCTTCTTGCGGTCCCAGTAAGTGCAATCGGCCTCCTCCTTGACAGCTGCGCGCGTGTAATCGCCAAACTCGTCGTGAAACGTGCCTGTTTCTTCGTCGCGAACAAATAACGTGTAATAATTAGCCATCACATCACCGCCAGTTCTAGCGCGTGTGATTGTATGCGCTCGATGCTGTCCCAGTTGCGTACGTCGCTGCGGTCGCACATTTTGATCTCGGTGTAGTTCCACTCGACACCCTGCGCTTTGCACGTGGTGTGCAGTTTGTAGGCGTCGCAGTCTTCCTCGAGGGCAAATACGCGCTCACCATCTATGACGCTGGTATAAGAATAATGTGTGAAGTCGTTGGCTGTAAGGCCAAGCCCTTTGACGTCTGATGCTTTTACAATCAACCATCCGTGGCCTGCGTCGCTTTCGTGTAGTACATTAAACATTGTGCTTCCTTTCGTTTGCGCTTGTTGCCGGTGTTGACCACCAGCTATCGACAAACTGCCAAAATGGCCGATACTTGTCAACACAGTTGCGGAATAGTATTATTAAGAGGGGAAACAGCGAGGACAGCAGCCGTGGGAATGATAAGACAGAGACAGGCGACGGATCAGCAAAAAGGGTTCGTCAGCTACCTTGTAGCGGAAAACAAGAAGCCCACAGAGGCCGCACGTCTGGCCGGTTATGCCTATCCCAAGCAAGCAGCGTATGAGCTTACCCGCAACCCATCCGTCATGTTGCTTATCCGGCAGGCAAGACAAACGCTGTACCAAACCGACCTGGCCAACTTGGCAGCCGACACGCTGCGCGTGGTGATGGTTGACCCTGATGCGCCTGCTTCTGCCAAGGTTTCGGCAGCGCGCACGGCGCTCGAGCTTGCCGGAGACCTGAACAAGAACGGTGACGGTGCAGTGGATGGGCGCAGCCTAGCCGAAATGACACCCGATCAGCTGGCGTCGATGATCGATCGTTGGGAAGCAGAGCGCGCCGATATGGCAAAAGACGTCACAACAGCGCCAAACGACGAATAAACGCAACAAAAACAACGGATCGAATGGTGCAAGTGGGACCATTTGCGCTGCGGGGGATAGTAGTGCGGCCCCCGACCGACCCCACCCCCCGGCATGGTCCGACACCCTGGCCTCAGTGTATTATGGACGTCCATACAAATTTTGTGGAATTTTGAACATTTCACTCGTTTTGTTGATTGCTGCGCGCAACAGCGGTATAATGCAAGCAACATTAACGGATAATGGCGGACGTTATGGGTTTGTACGATAACATGAATGCACAGAAGAAGTCTGGCAAGTCTCGGTCCAAGTCGAAGTCGACGATCAGCCCGAAGGCTTATGCTGATATGAAGGCTGGTTTTCCGAATAGCAAGAAGAACAAGGCCAAGAAGGCGGCATCACGGACCAGCAAGGCTATGGGGTACAGCTGATGCAGTCTAACCCACGTCGTCTTATGGATAAGCGCGTTGAGGATTTGGGTGTTGTTTCGCCTAGTCGCCGGCATACTGGCAAGCGTGTCACATTGAAGCGTTTAGGCAAGCTATTGGGTTCGTCTGGACTGAAGAGCAAGCGGAGAGCTTAATGGCACAACCACGAGATTACACACGGCAGTATAACTTCAACGATTATCAGGCTACGAGCCCCAGCGATCCTTTGCGCGGTTCTGAGGTTGACGGTGAGTTAAACGCGATCAAGCTGACGTTGGATGATTTGAATGCGAACATTGCGAAGATACAGCGTGACGATGGTAAGTTGGGCAACGTTTCTGTTCACAAGGATGCGTTTGACCAGGGTGCGTTAGCGATTATCAACAGTACGTTTACGCCACGCGGAAATTGGTCTGCGGCCGTTTCTTATGTTGTGAATGATGCTGTAAACTTCAACGGTGCGACGTATGTTGCGACTGTTGCGCATACATCGAGCGCGGCTTTTGCGACTGACACTTCTGCGTCACGTTGGTTGTTGATTGCGAATGCTGCTCTTGCTGGGACGAGTAGTTCTGTTGATAAGTTTGAGGGCGACGGTTTAACGACTGCGTTTACGTTGTCGAACACTTATGCGAGTGAGACATCGTTTTTTGTTTTTGTTAATGGGGAGTTATTGAACCCTGTTGATGATTATACGTTATCCGGCACGACGTTAACGTTATACACTGCTCCTGGTTTGCCGACTGTTGCTGGCAATGAGAACCTTATTGTTTGGGGTTCTAATGTTGTTGCGCAGGCGTCTCAGGATGCTGCGGAGGCTGCTGAATCGAATGCGAGTGGTTTTGCTGACGAGGCTGAGAGCTGGGCGTCTAAGACGAATGGGATTGTAGAGAGTACGGATTATTCGTCTAAGGCATGGGCGACGGGTGGTACTGGCGTTGATGCGGGTTCTGGTTCTGCGAAAGACTGGGCTTCGAAGGTTAGTGGGACGGTTGGCAACACGACTGAGTATTCATCGAAGTATTGGGCCACGCAGGGCAATGTTCCTATTGTTGCGACGAACATTGGTGATGTGAATACTGTTGCTGGCATTTCGTCTGACGTGACTACGGTTTCTGGCATTGATGCTAATGTTACGACTGTTGCGGGTATTTCGTCTGACGTTAGTACGGTTAGCGGTATATCTAGTAATGTTAGTACTGTAGCTGGTATTTCGTCTGACGTTACCACGGCTGCGGGTGACAGCGTTGATATTCAGGCGGTTGCTTCGAAGTCTGTAGAGATTAGTCGTCTTGGTACTGCTGATGCTGTTTCTGACATGAACACGTTGGGCACTGCT